ACCGGATTTACTGTACATATAGCAGATTGCCACGATGCAGGACCATTGAAGTATAAGCCGCCTCACCCGAATGTATTTAAGGCTTTTTTCAATGGCGATGGCACGCTGGATTCAAAGAAAGTCCGAAAGCTGATTGATAAATTAAAGGAATCACATACAACATATTTTGTGAATGACTATTCGATGTTCGAAATTGTGTTTTCTGAAAAATTCATGGTCAGCAATATAGGGTTGCTATTCAAAATACCGTTCTGGAAAGCTCGACGGTTTGATGGTTCCGAGTTGTGGGATGGTTCACATCTCATGGATGCGGCTATCGAATATGAAATGCGACTCGGAGTGAAATACAAAGAGGGCGAATTTCGGATTGCAGAAACGTTGGATATTGAGCGAATGACAGCGAGGGCGAAAGTTCCGCTATCAGAAAAAATGCATATTGAGAAGCAGACTGTCAGTGCGAAAGCATTTAACTGGCAGTCTTTGTTTTTTGATGGCTCTGTTCCGATGGATGGAAACTTGCTGATGAATTATTGCAGAGCAGACAATAAGACTACGGCAAATATCAAAATACCGGTGGCATCCATTTCTGAAAGTTATGGAAATGCTACCTG